TTTAACGACCCCGGAACTGGCAAGACTTTGTCTGCGCTGTGGGCGGCTGACTTCTTGATGAAGCGTGGTGAAGTACGTCGGGTGTTAATTCTCTGTCCCTTGTCCATCATGCACAGTGCGTGGATGGGTGACATCAATCGCAGTGTTATCCATCGCTCTGCCATTGTCGCGCACCACGCGCAAGCTAGTCGACGTATTGAAATGATTCAGCAAGACTATGAGATCGTCATTGCCAACTATGACGGACTCAACTTGATTGCATCTGAGATCAACGCTGATGGTAGGTTTGACTTGGTGATTGTCGACGAAGCCAACGCATACAAGAACCCGTCAACACGCAGATGGAAAACACTTGCATCAATCATCAAGCCAGAGACGTACTTGTGGATGATGACTGGTACGCCCGCATCACAGTCGCCTGTGGATGCGTATGGTCTTGCTAAGTTTGTTAACCCAAGCGGTGTGCCTAAGTTCCAGACATCATGGCGCGACAAGGTGATGAACAAGATCAGCATGTTCAAGTGGGCTCCGAAGGTTAACGCTAAAGAACTTGTGTACGAAGCGCTTCAACCCGCAATACGTTTCACCAAAGACCAGTGCCTTGACTTACCGCCAGTCATCACAGTCACACGCGAAGTACCAATGACACCACAGCAGGCTAAGTACTACAAGCTACTCAAAGAGCAGATGCTTTTCCAAGCTGCCGGTGAAACAATCAGCGCAGTCAACGCAGGCGTTGCTGTAAACAAGCTACTTCAAATCAGTTGTGGTGCCGCGTACACAGACGAGAAAGAAGTTGTGGAGTTCGACTCTGCGCCTCGCCTTGGTGTACTGGAGGAGGTATTAGAAGAGACAAGCCGTAAGGTAATCATCTTTGCTTTGTTCCGCTCAAGCATCGACACAATCGTCAAGCATCTCACTAAGCATGGCTATGCCGTTGACCAGATTCATGGCGACGTATCAGCAACCAAGCGTGGTCAGATCATTAACGACTTTCAGACTACCGACAACATCCGCGTACTGGTGTTGCAACCACAAGCGACAGCCCACGGGATTACCCTAACTGCCGCTGACACAGTTGTGTTCTTTGGCCCACTCATGTCAGTTGAGATGTATACGCAGTGCATAGCACGAGCCGACCGCAAAGGTCAAGACTCGGACAAAGTTACTGTGGTACACATTGAGTCAAGCCCCATTGAAAAGAAATTATTCAAGGCAATGAATACAAAAGTTTCCGATCACGCAATGCTTGTCGGCATGTTCGACAGCGAAGTAAAAAATATTTAAGAAAGGAGTTGCAAATCAATTCAGTCGTGCTATGCTGTCAAACCATTGACAATAAAATAATTCAAGGAGAAGTAAATGTTAAACATAGATGATGAGGAACCTGCTCCTCAGGAAGCACCGACAGACGTCACTGTCCCCATGGACAAGTTGGCGAAGGTGTACCGCAGGATGCAGTCACGCGTACAAGAGTTAACCGCTCAGTACGAGTCTGAGATCGAGGACATCAAGCGTCAGCAAGACGTTGTGAAGATCGCGCTCAAAGACCAGATGCTCAAGCTTGGCGTATCAAGTGTACGCACAGACCAAGGCACCGTAGTGCTGTCTACCAAGACACGCTACAACACACAAGACTGGGACTCCTTTAAAGAGTTCATCAAGGAACACGATGCGTTGGACTTGTTGGAGAAGCGTATTGCGCAGACCAACATGGCTACGTTCTTGTCCGAGAATCCCAGTCTAGTTCCCGCAGGGCTTAACTCTATGACAGAGTACGCCATTTCAGTTCGTAAACCAACTAAGTAATCAGGAGAATCACTATGAGCAATGTAGCTCTATTCAACCCATCCCAAGCCCCCGCGTTTGCAAAGAACCGCACATCGTTGTCACCCATGGCCCGAGCCCTAGCCGGTGGCGCAGTAGGTAACCGCACCAAGAGCATCTCCATCAAAGGCGGTGTGTTTCGTTTGAACGAAGGCGGCAAAGAGATTGCCGCTATCGAAGAGCGCTACCTCGACGTAGTCATTGTCAATGCCGCGCCTGATGTTTCACGCGTGTTCTATGCCAAGGCATACGATGGCGAAGTCTCTGCGCCTGACTGCTGGTCACAAGACGGCAAGACACCAAGCCCTGAGGCAAGCAACCCACAGCACAACAAGTGCGATGGATGCCAACAGAACATTGCCGGTTCTGGTCAGAACAACAGCCGCGCTTGCCGCTTCCAACAACACATTGCTGTAGTGTTGGCCAATGATATGGAAGGCGCTGTGCTGAAGTTGACTGTGCCTGCCAAGTCTGTGTTTGGCAAAGAAGAAGGCGACAACCGCGCCCTGCAAGCTTACGCTCGTCACTTGGGCGCACAAAACATTGACCCATCTGAGGTCATCACGCGCATGAAGTTTGACACCAAGTCTGAAGCGCCCAAGCTGTTCTTTAAGGCTATGCGTTGGTTAACTGACGACGAGTTCCCAACCATTCAGGAACAAGGCAAGACAGACACCGCTCTTAAAGCGATCACAATGTCTTTCTCTAAGATGGACAGCGTTGCCGCCCCTGCACCCTTGAAGCTTGAAGGCAAGCGCCCTGCGCCTGTGGTCGAGGAAGAGGAAGCCCCCGCACCCAAGGCTAAGACCAAAGCCAAGCCTGCCCCTCTGCCTGCCGAGGAAGAAGAGGAGCCCGTAGTCCGCAAGGAAGAGAAGAAGCCCAACGCTGTGCCCAAGGCGAAGGCTGACTTGTCTGCCATGGTAGACGATTGGGACGAAGCGGAATAAGGAGTAGATCATGAGACTTATGACACGCGATTCCACTCCAAGAGAGTTTCAAAAGGTTTACCGCCACGGTGATGTTGTTTACGTTCCACACTTTCGCAATAGCGATATGTTTGTAGGCCCCGGATACCCTCGTTTCACAAAACAAATCTACAACGAGTTTGAACTCGTTAGAGGAGGCGCTGTGCAAGAAAGCATGCCTCTGTGGACAAGGGGTAAGTACGGTATCGTTGACGACCGCAACCCATAAATATCGGGGGGAAAGTTTGACAAGGTATGCTTTTCGAAAGCTTGCAGACGACTTGTCATTCCGGTACCCCCACCTACACCATGCCATATTCACAACAAGTAATTGACGCAGTCAAGAAAGCGCCTAAGACGTTGGGTAACCAACTCGGGCGTTGGGCTGTGCATCATGACTTCTCTGCCATTAAGATAGCCAAAGTGACAGGAGCCTCTCGGCAATCTGTTTACAACTGGTTCAATGGCGGTGAAGTATTCGTGGCTTACCGACCCTCGGTCGAAGCTATCCTTAAAATTTTACAAGCGTCCAGTACGGGCGACGAAGCTTGGAGACGAACATGCAAAGCATTCAACCTAAAAACTTGAGCGACGAAGAGATACTGCGTCAGGTATACCTGATGGGTAATGAGATGCTTCCAAAAGAATGGGTGGAAGTTCTGTGTGAGCGCTTTGCCAAAGCGCTTGACTATTATCAAGACAGATACGACGAAGGCTTTGCTGATGGCAGTGGCAACGGCTTAGAACACGGATACAAGCGTGGCTTTGAAGAAGGTTTTGCCGCAGGCGTAGATCACGCGAACGACCCCGAACTAAAATAACCAAAGGATACACATGACATCCGCTGATTTTTTAGCGGTGGTTTTGCCGTCCGAAGGTTTTGGCCTGTATTGCGCGGTAGAACTCACAAAAAAGAAAGAGCATGTATATGCGGCAAAGATTGAGGAACTCATCCCGACGATCGAGGAGTGGCACGCCAACAACTACGACGTCTTCTATGGGCTAGCTACCTTTGACAAGAAGCGCGGCGCTGAAGAAGCTCAGTACCTCAAGTCGTTCTTTGTTGACTTGGATGGATACGCTACCAAGAAGGCGGCGGCTGACGCGCTAATTGAGTTCCTGACAAGGTCTGGGCTTGATGCGCTAGGTACGCCATGGGTGGTTGACTCCGGCGGGGGCTTGCACTGCTACTGGCCGTTGAAGGACGAGATTCCTGCAACTATATGGAAACCTGTTGCCGAGAACTTGAAGCGTCTGTGCAAACAAGAAGGCTTCAACATCGACATGACGGTGACTGCAGACACTGCGCGTATCTTGCGCGTGCCCGGAACTGCCAACAACAAGAAGAAGTACGCAACGCCACGCCCTGTCCGAGTAGTCCAAGAAGGCGATATTTTTGACTTCTCGACTTTTTCACCACTTGTTTACGAGAAGTTGGAAGAGGTGCCGGTTGTCCACATTCCTACGCCCAAGCTAGACCTCCCCGGCCAACGCCCCACGGCGCAGACACGCGGTCAGGTTAAGCTGATTCAAGATAGCTTCACGCTGTTTGGGAACTTCGAGAACCAGTGCGGTCAGGTACAGGACTACATCGCCACGGCTACGGAAGATGGCAAAGAACCCATCTGGCGTGGACTTCTGTCTTGGGCAAAGGTCTGTGAGGATGGTGCAGAGAAGGCTATCTGGTTGTCGGACATGCACCCATACCCGCACGATCGGATGCACCAGAAGCTTTCTGAGATCAAAGGCCCATACGCGTGCATGAAGATGGACAGCGAGAACCCCGGAATCTGCACAAAATGTAAGCACTGGGGCAAGATCACCAACCCACTGATACTGGGGCGCGAGATCAAGGTGGACAACACCGCCAAAGAGATCATGCTATCTGCGCCTGCCGAGGAAGACTTTGACGAAGCTGAGCTTGACTCTGAGGAATCTTACGAGCCAGAAGATACGGGTTTACCCCTAGCACCTAGCGTGGTACGTCCTGTGCCCCCTCGGGGCTACAGCTATGGCGAGCATGGCGGTGTGTACTGCACGCGTACTGAAGAAGACGAAGAGGGCAAGAAGTCCAAGAAGAATATTCAACTGGTTCCCTACGACTTGTTTGTGGTTGACCTGTTGAAGATGGAGAACGACCACTTGGTTCACATGGCCGCTGTGCGACCCGAAGGCGTGCAGACGCTTAACTTCCCACAGAAATCTATTGTCAGCAAGGACGAGACGCTCAAGTGGTTAGCCAGTCAGAACATTGTCAGCACCTTTGCGGGTCACGACAAGACGCTGTTTGAGTATGTGCGTTCATGTGTGGGCGAGGCTTCTCAGAACCGCAAGCCAGTCGAGGTGCCGTTCCAATGTGGATGGCAGGCAGATCAGTCGTTTGTTTACAACAACCGCGTGTTCAGTAGAGATGGGCGCGAGACTCGAATTCCTATGCCCGGGCTCGAAAACATTAACCGCAACACCAACGGCAAGGGCGACCTTGATACGTGGCGGCATCTGTGGAAGACGATCTTTGTGGAGAAAGAGGGTATGGAGACAGCCTTGGCTGTGTCTCTGGATTCCTTTGGATCACCGCTTATGCGCTTCACAGAGTACGAAGGCTTCGTCTGGCACATCGGCTCACAGTGGTCTGGTACAGGTAAGTCTTTAGTTCTAAGTGCCAAGGCGGGTGTGTGGGGTCATCCTCTGCGCTACCGCACAGGCAAGAGTACTTCTCCTGTTGCAATGCAACAACGGGCGGGTTTACTTAACAGCATGCCGCTTCTGATTGACGAGATCACCAACACCCAACGCAAAGACATGGAGTGGGCACCTGCCTTTATCTTTGACTACGCAGAGGGTCAGGGCAAGGAGCGTATGGAGTCGGGCTCCAACAAGGAACGTATTAATAACAGTACGTGGACTGCTACTTGCACAATGACTGGTAACGAGAAGCTGACCGACTACATGGCGGGGGCACGTAAGCACAGTTCAAACGGCGAGTTGTTGCGGATGCTTGAGTGGTGCCCACACAAGAAACTTATCTGGAACTCCGAAGAGCGCAAGACTCTGCTTGAGATCAAACGCAACTACGGCGTAGCGGGTGAGGCTTGGGTTCGGTGGCTAGCTGTCAATCAAAAGACTGCCGAGGAGATTGTGCGCAAGGTTCACATCCATCTGAAGAAGGTCTTTAACTTCAACGACGATGAGCGCTACTGGCACGCAGGCTGTACTACAACTGTAGCGGCGGCTATTCTTTTGCGTAAAGAGTACTCTGGCATCCTCGATGTGGAGATCAACAAGGTCATCAACGCTCTGAAAGGACTTGTGGAGAAAGGCCGTGGCATTATAAAGAACAGTGTGCGCTCTGCTGAAGATGTGCTCAACGCCTACATCGGTGACAACTACGGAAGCTTTATTGTTCTGAAGAAAGTCGAGGGCAGAATCCTAGCAGCGTGGGGCGACAACGGCGACATCGTTGACCGCTCGACCACCAAGAGCAAGGTGCTCGGCAGGGTGGAGCATGGGCTTTTGACACCGGGTTACAGAGAGTTCTACATTGAAGAGCAGTTACTCAAGAAGCATTGCGTGAGCATGAGCTTTGGCTACGACGAGTTCAAGGCGCAGATGGAGGAGTTGTTTACCTGCAAGTACGTCAAGAAAGATATGCTGTCCCGTACCAACGGCCCTGCCATGCGTGTGAACACCATGCACATAACTTTTAGGGAAGAAGTCTTTGATGGTAATACTGTATCCTTGGGCGAAGCTAAAGCCGGGTGAGGGCTTCTTCGTACCGGGGCTAGACGTGGAAAGGGTGAGGGAGTTGGGCTTACGTGCCGCTCTCCCTCACCGCATCCAAGCGCGTGCTGTCGTGGGTATTAAGAACCACCAACTAGGCGTATGGTTTTATCGTAAATTTCCCGCGTCATACTTAGCCCCCTAGCCGCGCTTCCACGGCACGCGTCTGCCTGATAAAAGCGTCCGCTCGATCTTGCTTAGCTTTCTCCAGCGCATCAAGGCGCAACCGTTTCTCTTCTGCCGTTAAGTCGTCACGCTCTTGCACGCGGCGAATGTCGGTGTTGATGCGCCCAATGATTTGGCGATACTGCCCTGCGGCAGGAGCCATGGCCATCTCCACTTTGTTTTTCTCACGGTAGGCTATGGCTTCATCACGACGGCCTTCGCTGAGCATTTTCTTAAATGTGCCATTAGCTTCAACAGCTTCTTGTGCTTCGCGGTACACCACGTCGGCATCTCCACCGCCGTATTTCTTTTGAAACGCTGTGCCAATTAAAGGCAAGTCAGATGCACGGCCTGCGGGCTTTTCCCCCTTGCCTTCGCGTTCAAACAAACCGTTGGCTCCCGCCGCCGCTACCAAAGGCAGTACGCCCAGATACCCGCGCACAATGTGTTCAATCTGGATTGGGGACAGGATTGGCAACAGCTTACTCATCTGCTTGGCCAACTCTGTGGTGGTCGCAAGGTAGCGCTCTTCAGTGTCGTACCCTTGCATGCGGCGTGGCTCGATCGGGCCTCCAGTCAAGAAGTTCTTATCAAACCACACTTCAAACGCAGGTTTAACAAGTGCAGGAAATCCCATGGACGAGTAGCCGGGAACAGAACCTAAGAACAAATCTTTAAGAGCTTGAAACTGCGCCTTACCATCAGTCTCAGCACGCATGCCGTCGACTGCGGCCACAGCCAGAGAGAAGAAGTAACCGGCCTCAAACGGGATAGGCAGTTTGAGTGGCTCATCCACGCCCGGAATAGGCAAGAAAAAGTTAGCATACTTGTCTCGTGGGCGAGCGTTGCGGAAAGTCTCGTCGTCATCCATAGCCATGGCGTACACAATGCCGGTGCCCATCAGCAATATGGCGTTGTTAAAAAACTTGCGTTTAATTTGTTGTTGTTCTTCAAAAGGCATGTTGCCTCGTGCGGCTTTAACCAAAACATTCAGACCCTGAATCTGAGCGTTGAAGAAAGGTATCAAACGGCTAGCGTATTGCAACGTGGGAGACAAACCGCGCTTGTAGAAGTTCATTGACTCCATGGTCATCATGTCGGCCTCGACCTCTGACAACCCGTTAGCTTCAGCGTTTTTGAGTATCAGCGCAAGCGTGGCGGCATCAGCGCGCATTGCATACCGGTCGGCGGCGGCTAACACTTTGTCAAGAGCGCCTTGATCTTTACCACTGGCAAGCTGAAGCGCCATCTTCTTCATGTCAGACATATCGCCCGCAAAGATGTTGGACTGGATTAGACCTTTCTCAATCAATTTGGCTTGCATTTCACTGTTGCCAGTGCTCATGCGTACGAACTCAGCGCCTGCCTTGAAGACAGAAGAAAACACGTTGCTGTCTAGGCCACCAGTAAAAGACGCAGCCATCGGTTCGCGCAATAGTTTGCGAGCAATATACAAAGGCGTGCGGGTCACGCCAGCACGTAGCAAATCAGCGGCAGCCCCACCCAGTTTAAAGAACCCGGGGAGCGCAAGACTTGCGCCTTCCAAACTTTGCACCACTAGCTCAGCAGGAATGCCTTCGGCGGCAGTACCTTTGGTATCCACCTCAATGTGGCGCTCGCCTTTGTCGTCGGGCTTGTTTGGGTCAGGCTCTTGGTAGAACCGAATGACCTTAGCATTGGCATCGCCAAGACCTATTTTGATGGCCATCAAGTCCGTAGGTTTGCCTGTCTTGGGATTAACAGGGCCTTTGCCTTTGCCCAGTGCTTGCAAGCCATAGGCCACACTCTTGGCGGCATTGTTGGTCAGCGCCATGTCTGTCAACAGCAACGTGTTGCGCTGAAGAGCTTCGTTTAGTGGCAGTAACTTTGTGTCGCCGCCCTTGAGTTCTGCAAGGTACGGCTGACGGCGGATGTCGCCCACGTTAAACGTGACGTTGTTGTTGAATACCAAACTAGCGTTGCCATTTTTGTCCACGCGATAGAAAGGCACGTAGTCGCCTTCTTTAAGCAAGTCCGCCGCCACCTTTTTGGTGATACGTCCGGTGCTAGCAAGGAACTCAATCATGCCTCTGTTGTACGCGTTGTACTTGGTACGTACATTCTCTAGTGCCCGCTTTAAAGCAGGGTCGGCATCCGCCGCAGCCAGAGCAGCAGTCAGTTGCTCTTCCGTGATGCCTAACGCGCCAAGGTCTAGCTTTGGTAACCCTTTGTTGGCGGTACGCTGAGCAACCATGTACGCCTGCGTAATGTTGGTTTTTAACTGCGGATCGGCTACGGGAACGTCAGCAATTGCGTCAAACACATCACGAGCGCTGTTCTCGTTAGAACTGCGGTAGCCCACAAAACCTTTAGAGTCTCTGTACGCAACCAACGGGCCACTGTTCATGACGGTAAACATCTGCGCCATCTTCTGTTCAGCCTTGCGTACGTGGTACATGGCTTGGGTGAACAAAGTGTCGTCACCAAACTTGAGGGTGTCGCGCAGTCCAGCACGCATATCCACCGCTTGCATCTCGGCTTGCAAGGCAAGGTTGTTGCTTAACTTTTCTTTGAGCGTCTTAGGCTGTGCAGTGATCTGTCTTGACAACGCAATCAACGCATTGTCTGGTTCAGCAGCGGCTTTGCGGGAAAATAATAAGTCCCCAACTGCTGGCAACTTATCTTCTGCAATTTCTCCATTTTCTTTTTTAGGTAGTTTCTCTACTGCGGCAACAAGCTGTGAACGCATGTCTAAAACAGCCATCTGTAGTTTTTCAACCGCGTCAGGTTTGCTTTTTAACAAATCTATTACAGATTCCGTTGGATCGCCGCCGTTACCATAGCTTCTCATAAATATATTCGAGTACACACTGTCCACGCCTTCTACGTCAGGATCTACGTTGTACAGAGCTTCAGCAAATAGCTCGTTATCTATGTCAAAAGAATAATCTTTTAACATGTTTCGTAACGCCGGTGTTTTAGCCATACCTATTACAGTGCTATACCATGCGTCAGCGGCATCTAATGTTGCCTCAAACAATTTTGCTTTAGCGTTGATGGACAGGCCCGTATTAACTGCGGGCAGATACATTTGCCCAACAGCGGAAACCGCGCCGCGTAAAAAAGTACGGCGACTCATACCTTCAGGCATTGCACGCATTTCCATTTGCGCTGCCCCATACGCAATATCAACTAATCCTTGCGCGTCAAAGGATTTCAAATCCATGCCAAATTTTGTTAGCAGTTTACGGAATCCGTCTGCAATCCTGCTCAACCATGTGCCTAAAACTCCTTTAGTTTGGTTTGGAATAACGCCAGCTTTGACCGCTTCTTCAATGGCGTACGCAAGAGTTTCATCGTCTCTGTGTTTGGCATCTGTTTTTGCTGCCTCTACCCGTGCTATTGCTGCTTTGGCAACAACAGACTCTACAGAACCGTCGTTCTTTTTAGCCCAACCTTTAATTGCATTGACCATTCCGGTGTATTGACTCTCACCCAAAATGTTTTTAAGCCCTACGTGCGCCCCTACCTCGTGAAGCAATACGCCCAGTGCCTGTCCTTGGTCAATGTTCTTGGCAATTAAAAACGCTTTGTTACCTGCGGTGTCTACAAAACCCCTAGCGTCTGTTGGAATACGACCCTTGTATTGCGGGTTAGCCTTTACTAATTCGTCAACGGAATTGTAAATTTTTATACGGGATAGATCTTTAAAATATTTTTTCAGTTCTGTGTTGACTGTGTTAACTGTACTAGGGTCAGTTGTAGGCCCACGCGAGAACAACGGTTTAGCCGCCTTAGGGATCTTGGCTTCATCGCCTTTCAGTCCAACTTCAGTTTCAGACGCAACGTTTTGAATTCTCTTCTTGCCAAGCGCTTGTTTTGTTTCACGAACTTCTGCAACAATCTTGCCTTGTTCTTCGGCGGCTTCTGCTACAACGCCCTTTTGCTTTTTAATCTGTTCTTGCAGTGCTTTAAACGTTGGTGTTAAACGTCCGCCTGACTTAGCCTTACCGTTGTCGCGCATAAACTGCTCGCGGCGTTCCAGATCAGCCAGCTTAGCTCTTTCTTCTGCAAGCTTTTCAAGCGCTGTGGCAGCTTCTTTTGTTGCGGTTGTTTCTGATGTTTCTCCCAACTGCGTTATGCGTTGGTTCCTTACACCTTTAGCAACAGGGCCTGTTTTGCTAGAAGGCAACACCGGTGCAGACTCACCCTTCCGTTTACGGCGTTTGGCAATCTGTCTGTCGTAAGCTTTGGCTTGGGCATCATCAAACGCCCGCTCCAGATCAAGCTGACCGTTCTCTTTGATTTCAGACGTTATGCGTGGTGCGTCTTGGTAAACAGTCGACAGCTTTTGCTCTGCGTCATCGCGTTTAGCTTGTAGTTCAGCCCGCTTCTCTTCGGTTAAATTTTTGTTTTCTAACTGAGCATCAAGCGAGCCCATGGCGCTGCGCATATTAAAGATGGTTTGTTTTACTTGCGAAGTGTCTACCAAATTGCGAACACCGGGCAAATTCAAACCTTCACGAGCGCGTTGTAGTGTGGCTCGGTATTCTGCGTTTGGTGTGCCAATTTCTTCCGTAGTTGTTTCTTGTTTTTGTTCTGCTTTTACAGCGGCTCGCGCTGCTTGTTCATCTCTTTGCGCTTTGTCTAGCGCATCCTGTGCTTTTTTCTGCTCGCGTTCTAGTGCCTCGCGAACAACGCTGCCCTCTTCGTATTCAGCAATGGCGGCATCTAGACGTTCACGCGCAGGGCCTAATGCTTTCTTGGCTAGGTTGTACGTAGTCTTAAGACGTTTAATTTCTTTGGTTGCCGTGTCTGGGTCTAACCACTGTTTAAGTTCTGCAAACTCTTTGTTCTCTAAGCTGTCGCGCATTGACGCGGGATTGCTTGGGTCTGTACTAAAACTTAACGCTTCGTCTATTAACGCAATTAAATCCTGCTTACCTTGTTTAGACAGTTTTGCAACGCTGTTACGAATCTCAGTTAAGTAATCAATACGCAAGGGTAGTGCTTGTAAAGCAGATTCAGCGGCTACAACGTCTCGGGTTGCTTCAGCCCACGCAACTTTAATCTCATCGTCTGCTTTATTTGTTGGCGTCAAACCGTATTCGGCTACAAATCTTGAAGACTCTGGCGCAACTTTAGAACGTGTTTTTAATTTTTCGTCTGTTGCTTTAACGGTTGCAAGCGCCTCAGACGATTGGTCTGCTAGTGGCGAACCGCCAACATCAGCGCTTTCTTCAAGGGCCGTGACTTTATCAAGGGCTTTCTTTGTAATCTTTTCTGCTTTAGCAAGCTGCTTCTGCGCTTCTGTAAGCGTTTCTTCTACCTCGGACACTTCGCTATCAGAGTCTTTGTTTAACTGCGCAATAGCTTGACGAAGTCTTTGGACATTACCGGAGTCCAGCATCTTTTGGAAGTTGCGTGGTGTGGCACGTTGTGTTTGCGTGTCCTTGTCCGCGAACAAGTCAAGTTGCGGCTGAGCGCTGGTGCGCTGTAGTTCTTCTGGAGTAACGCCGGGGCGTGTTGCACTTTGGCCTGCGGCTTGCATGCCTTTGGCCATCTCGTCCAAATCGCGAACATCGAATAGATTGGGTTCGTTACCTGTGTAAATTTGACGGACAACTTTGCGAGCCAGTTCATTAAAGTCGGCATCTGTTGTCTGCGGCAACATGTCTTGAAGCTGTTGAAGCAACTGAACGGAGCCTTTACTCATGGGCTCTAGCTTGCCGCCAGAACGCTCTTTCTCTAGTAATTGCTTTATGTCTCCGAGGTCTGTAACTTTTTTAGCTGGCTTAACCGCTGCCGTAGGCACTGCGCGTTCGCGTGTCTCTGTTTGAGACAACAGAGCCTCAATCATGTCCTCTGTGGACGGCTCAGTACGTGCTTCGCCGCGCAGGGTTAATTCGGCGGGGGCGGCAATACGTTTGCCAGTGCCTGCTGGCGCGGTAGTTTTCTCAGCTACTTCGTTTGTTGCGTTTAAGTTGGCACGCTGTGCGGCTCCAGCCACAGTCTTCTGAATGTTGGCACGCATCTGCTCTTGCAAAGCGGCAACGGCTTGTATCTGTGATCCAAACTGGCGCTGGCCAGCAGGCCCTGCGTTAGCCGCGCTGCCCCAACGATCACCCAACTCATTGAGCGCTTCCATAACACGGGCACGGGCTTCGCCGCGTTCCCAGTCGGCCATAGGCGGCAGGCCAAAAGCATCACGCCTAGCATTAATCTCGTCTAGATGTAGTTGAAGATACGCTTGCTTGGCGGCATCGGAGCGTTGTTTAAATGTGTCCGGTAGTACTAGCGTGCCTCGATTTACTTTACCCAACATGCGTGTAAACGCTAACAACTGCTGGTTCTGCTGATCGGCAAATTTATTTGCTGCGGCTTCTTTGGCACGCGCTTCTGGCACAGAGATGCCAGCCAACACAGTCTGCATGGGGGCGGTTTCTGCACCCGTACCTGTTGTTTCGGTTTGTTTTAGTGCGCGAAGCTTCTCAATAATGCCGCGTGATATGTCGTTGTCTTTAACACCGCCAGTCTTTGATTTGCCGCTGGATTCTCGGGCGACAGCCAATTGAGTTAGCAAATCGCTACGCTCACGCGCAGTACCGCCACCCAAACCTTGGAACACTTGACCGGGAGTAATCATGCCGCCCTTAGGAAGCGTATCAAGCAATCCTTGAACAAGGTCTTCGTCTCTGTCTGATACTGCTGTGTCCACATCTTCAGGCAGTGCTTCTTGCGCAATTTTCAGACGTTCTGAAATTAGTTTGCCTTGTGGGTCTGTTTCCGTCAGATAGCTTTTGGCGTTACCGCTCGTAGCGGCGGCACGGTTTTTGTCGCCAATATTTCTTAGTGCCACCAGTTCAGGCACAGCGCCGGGGCCGCGATCTCGTGCGGCTCCCATAATTTCAGAGCCGGGAGTAGCACCCGTCATTTGGCCGCGTACACGATCGGCCTGTTCAGCTTTTATTCTGTCTTGCGCTGTTTGCGTTTCATCTAACTTTGACAGTGCTTTTTGTACATCTTTCTTTAAACCAAACATGTTGGCGCGGGTATCTATGGCGGCTCGGGCCATAGTAGGGTCTTGCATTAAATAAGAAACGTAGTCGTCAACGCTTGGAACGTATAATTGATTGCGTGCCAATTCCATGCGTTGTTGCACATAGTTGTTAGCACTTTCAAAAAGACTTAATTTTGGTGCGGGGGTGGCAATCTGTTGTTCGTAGTACCCGCCAAGATCTGGCTCAGCGGCTTTGACCTTTTTTGTTGACACTGCTTGCGTTTGTTCCAACATGTAGTCTTCAGGAGTCATGCCGGCAACACGTTGTTTTTCCGCTTCTTGTTGAATAATTGGTTGAACGCGGTTGTACTCACCGGCTAAAGGTTTAATTTCAGCGGCAACAGCTTTAAGTTGCTGATTAAGCTCTGCGTTAAACGCACGGTCTGCATCTGCTGTGGGAGAAGCATCAACAATCTTGCGCTTCTGTGCAATTAAATCTTGCTTTTGTTTTTGCAAAGCATTGTATTGCGTCACCACGGACTTGGCATATTCAGGTGACTGTCTTTCTGTCTCTAATGCCTGTGCAGCAGCTTCTTCTTGGGTTCTTTGTTGCTGTAGCTGCTCAGAGCTACGTTGCAAAGCTTCGGCTCGGTCAGCCGCCGCTGCTTGCCGCTTGGCTCCCCCACGTTCAAAAGCACGGCCAGCAGGTGCAAGCACACCGCCTAATACAGCGCCGCCAATAAAGCTGTCAATGTACTCTTTACGGGCTTCAGGATTGGTAATCTCCAAGCCTGCCTGTAGGCGCTCAAGCAATTGTTGCGTGGCTTCTGTTACACCCTCTCGGCCCATCACTACGCCCGTCTTGGCGGTGTAGTCTGCAATTGTGCGAGTGAGTGTTTGGGAAGCAATAGCCTTAGCTTGTTCCGTCGTAAGCTTAGAGCCCACAGAGCCGAACAGCTTGCCCACACCGGGCAACAACGCCATTGCAGCGGTGTCAATTAGCGCTTGTGGTACAGCGGCTGCTGCGGCTTTTCCTAGACTTGTTTCTTCCAGAGACTTGCCGGTGTCCATTTGACGCGCAAGGTTGGAACCCGTGAACTGTCCCGTAGACACAGCGCCAGCACCCAACAAACCTAGGCCAGCCGCAACTGGTGCTGATACTGGGGCGGCTAAAGCCGCAAGACCTGCGGCAGCAGGAGCCAGCATATACGGAACAGACCCGCCAAGCAGTTCCCGAAACTTTAAAAGAGGCTCTTCAGTAAAACCTTTTTCCGTTGGAGTGAACCGCTCCTGCGCACGTTTCTGTGCGGCTTCATATTCTTTTTGCGCTTCGGCTTCGCTCTTAACGCCAAGCTTACCTTTGAGCAATTCAAACTCACCGCCCAGTCGGGTAGCGCCAGCAGACGCCGCAGCTTTAAAACCCGTGGTGTCTTGTTTGGGTTTTTCTTCACCTTTAAACAACTCGGGAAACAACTGGCGAGCGGCCATCATCCCTTCTACGGGCGACTGCCCCTCTTTAAGTTTAAGAGCGCTGCCGTCTGGTAGTTCGATGTATCGTGCCATGTTGTTCTCGCAAATTGTGTCTGAGTGGCGCTGACTCAGATATTTAAGCGCCTCTACGTATTATCAACCACCCGGCTGAGTTCGTATAGTAGTATTTTTATTCGGGTTAACTTCAGGAATAAACTGTTTTGCAAACAGGTCAAAAGCCATTGGGGGTGTCATAGTGTCTTTGCCAGCAAAAGCAGTTAAATACTTGTTGTAAGCTTCATACAGGTTGAACTTCTCTGCCTTCATCTTTTGCAACGCTTCTGCAGCTTTAACGGGGTCGCCGTACTGAGTAACTAGCGCATCAAATACTCTCTTGTCTGGCGTCTGCGCTCGTGCATCTGCGCGGTTTTGTGAATATGCCTCTCGTGCGTTTAACCCGCGTTCTTTCAATGCCGCCAAGTCTTTATTTGCCGCAATTGACTCCATGTTATTGAGAAGGCTAGCAGCAACGTCGGCTTCTTTGCCAGTGATCTGCGAAATCAGTCCTGTAAATCGATCATCAGACGCCGCTATACGTTCTGCAGCCCGATCTTCAAATGTCCGCTGATCTTTAAAGTCACCTTTAGCTTCAGCGCGGCGAGCATTTTCAATGTCAGCCATAGCTTTATTACGTTCTTTGGCAGCTTTCTTAAACTCTTTAAGTGCATCGCCGTAGTCGCCCAAACCAACCATAGCGCCTTTGGCAATGTTTGTAGCCGCGTTAGGAGATTCTCCAGCAGCCATAGCCAAGAAGCCCTTCATCAAGGACATGAGGCCAGCTTTTTCTTTGTCTGTAGTGTCTTGCAGTTCTTCTTTCTGCAGCAGTTTTTCGTAGCTTGCAAAAGCCGGGCCTTGTTCTTTGTTAAACGCCTCAAGTTGAGCAGCGCGTTCTCTTTTTTCGCCAAAAATATCTTCCCGCGCTTGGAGCCGTTTTTGTTCTAGACTGAGAATTTGTCCCTTTGAGTCGTAAAGCGTACTAGCTTTTGCTTTTGCATCAGCAGCCGTGGGCGCAGCTACGGGTTTGTAACTTGTGTCAAGTTTTGGGGAATCTGGGAGAAGGTTTGGAACGCCACCAGTAGTCTTGGCACCGGGGGGTGTGGGTGCTGCGGCATCTACAGGCATCTTTTCAAAGCCGGGTTTTACTCCGGGGAAGTCTTTGGTACGGATAGCGTCTTGTGGTGGGTACTTTGCGTCACGCAGGGCCTGCTGGTCAAATGTCGCAGCTTTGTCGCCGCCTTTAATTTTTACTTCTTTGTATGCGGCAACTTCTTCAGGTGTAGCCGTACCTTGCGCAATCTTTTGCTCAATCATGGCAAGTTGACGCTCTTTGTTGCCGCTGCTTAAACTTTCCATAATGCGTTGGAAAAGCGGTGTGTTTTCTGGAGCGCCTTGTTGAGTAAATTGGGCGCGGGGTTGAACCGCTTGGAAACCGGGAATGCCGCCAACAACACTGCCGTCTGTTGTGTTGCCTTGATAACGTGGAATATGGCCGCCACCAGCCATACGAACCACGGGCTCGCTTTGCTGGGCAAAGTTAAACATGCCGCCCATACCGCCGGTGGCCATGCCTTCTTGATCGTCTTCGTAGCCTGCAATACCGCCATCAGCCATGCGCTGCATGTTGGGCGCGGGAATCTGAGCTATGCCTTGGTTTTCTGGAAGTTCGGTCTGTACACGACCGCCATAGCCGGTTTGTAAAGGCACTCCAGCGCCAGTCATTACAGGCGAAGCCATGCCAGCAATTTCTCTATCTGCCACTGTGGGCATCTGTCCGGGATTCCCCTGCGCTGCCATGCGTAAAGACCTGCGGCGATCTGACTCTGACTTTGCCAACGACAAAATGTAAGGGTTGTTTTTATGCAGCGCTGCATATTCTTGCAATGCTGAGTCCGGCTGTAAACTAGCCAATGTCTTTGTAATCAAGTTGACGTCAGGTGTGCCAATAGGCGTCTGTTGTGTATAAGCCATGTTTAATCCTGACCCATTTGATAGAGAGTTAAATCAGCCAGACCAGCAGGGCGGCGCTCCAAGTCGCCGGTAGCTCCACCCTTGGCCCCAAATAACTTAGCACCAGTCAGTGCTGCACCGCCAAGACCTGCAATCTGAGACACGGCAGACGGTGCTTGTCCATACATTGCGGAAGACTGCTGAGTCAAAGGCAAGCCACGCAGCATGTCGGACATAAAGCCCAACTGTTTGTACGGGTAGTTCTGCGCGTTCAGATAGTCTTGGTACTCTGCGTTTAACGCATTCTGCATCTGCTGTTGCTGCTGACCACCAAACTGGTTCTGGATGTTTAACAACCCAACGTTCTGTCCGTACTGTGTATTACCAATATCAGCCAAGCTCTTAGCGCCCGATAAGGCTGTCTGTAGGCCTTGAAGTCCTAGCCCGGCACCAAACTGTTGCTGTTGAGCGTTTAATTGTTGGCCTGCCAAGCCCTGTGCTTGAGACTGATTGAACTGTTGCATTGCCTGTTGGTAAGCGTTTTGCAAACCTTGAGCTTGGATATCACCCTTTTGACGCATTAAAGAAGCGTTGAGTTGGTTATTGGCAAGAAGATTGCCGCTACCACCAAAAGCACCGGAACGAGCAGCTTGGGCATTCTGCATTTGGCGGGCAATTTCCCCCTGCCGCTGTGCATCTGATTGCTGGCGAGCAACAACCGTGTCCATGTACGGAGACATGTACTGACCAACTGAGCCTGTGCCGGGCTGAAACTTGCCTTGTGCATCGTATCCGGGCAGTGTGTTTGTTCCCGTAAATTGCTGTGTCTGATATGGGTTGAACGTGTACTGCGTATTGAGCGCGCCAAGACCGGCCATACCCGCCATAGCGGTGGCATCACCCAACTGAGGAGCGGTCTGCATCAAAGCCGCATTTTCAAAGGACTGTTTTTGCAGAGGTGTAAACTGTGCTTGACGATCCCGCATGTACTGCATGTACGGGTTCTGATTTATATCAGTCAAACCCTGCGCATTGCCGAGCAATTCCTCAACGTACGGCTTGGCGTAGTCGGGGATTGTGACTTGCGTCTGTTGTATCTGTTGTAGTGATGGTTCAGCCATGATCTATTCCTTACGCTGGAAGATATTTATCAGCGCGGGAGTTAGCCGCTACTTTGTTTTTACCTGTGGTTTTGCCCCGTGCACGTTGTACACGATCCATCATGGCATAAAGCTTTTTAGCACCTGCCTCTGTAGAGCCGTTACCCAACTCAGACACGATACGTGCAGGGATCACAAACTCACCATCGGCAAGACGTGCGGGTTGCTGTTTAGCGCCAATGGTTGCAGGGATGCTGTCAGACACGCCATCACCGGGGCCTTTAAGCAGTCGACCGCCATCAGAGTAAGAGCCCAAGGAACCTAGACCGCCACCCATTGCGTAGCCCATCATGCCGCCACCAGCGGCTTTAAGAGGGCGTTTTTGTGCTTTGCCGTAAGTAACGTAGTGGTTGTACGCGGCAGAGGCTAGATCGTCTTTAGTTCCGAAGTTAGCTATGCCTTTATCTAATTCTGCTTGCACATCAGGGTTGGCTTTTAAGTAAGAAACATAATCAAAATTGGCTTTGTCTGTTGCTTCTTGATTTATAGTGCCGTCTTCATTTATGACTTTAGTTGTGCCAGCTGCCCCGCTTGTGTTTTTGCTGCCGTCACTGGACACGACATTGCCATCTTTGTCGTAAGACAAGAACTTAGGCTTGTATCGGTTGGCACCCGTAAAGTAGGGCTGCATCAACGGCCTGCTTCTTGCCGCGTTAGCTTGCGCTAAGTTTTTACCTTTGCCCATAAGGAATCTGTACGCATCTAATGAGTCATCCGTCAGCGTGTTGAAAGCAGCTTCGGGATCTTTTGGTATTGGGGCGGTATAGCCCAAGCTGCCGCCACCTTTGGTAAAACCACCTCGAACTTCGCCCATGCCCGAAAAACCACCATCAGGGCGGTAAGGAATATTTGGGTGTACAGTAACTGTGCCGTCTAGATTGGTTGTAATGTCGCCGGGGTTTGTTGCATTGCCGTAGAAGCCGCCGGGGATCACGCCCGTGTTTATGCCTGTGCCTGTACCACCTGTGCCTGTACCGCCTGTGCCTGTGATGATGTCGTTGCCTGTGCCGCCTGTGACTGTGGTCTTATCGTCTATTTTTGTAACTGGTTTAGGCTTAAACAAATCACCAAACTTTTTGCCTGTTGCTGCTTCAACATCTCCCATGCTAACTTTAGTACGGGTTAATTCTGCAATTGCGGCGTTTTGAGCATCGCCTACAGACATTTTTCCTGTGTTTATTAAGTTCTGTAATCCTTTTGTGACGTAATTAATGTTGCCGTACAAACCTTCTAAGCCCGCTTGATCGCCCGGTAGAGCACCAGCGATGTAGCCAATTTGGTTGTAAAGATCAACAGGTTTTCCGGTTGTTGCATCAATAATACCGCCAGTAAAGCCAATATCATTTAAACCCGGTTGTGTCAAAGCATACTGAGCGCCTTGAGACAGCCCCGCACCTTGCATAGCATTGGTTAGTGCTTGGCCTTGCAAACCAACTGCACTTGTAGCTTTTTGGAACTCAGAAGCATCTGTACCGGGGGCATTAAGCGTTTGCACAAAACGCTGTTCGTAATTAGCTTGTTTATCTTGTGTACCCGTAGCCCGTGCAATATCAGCGGCAGACACGCCAAACGTCTGCATGTCCTGCGCAATCTTTGCGTCAGTTAAACCGGGAGTTTTAAAATAATCAAAAATTTCCGTGTCGGTAGGCTTATACCCGCCAGCCGCCAAAGCCACAATACCGCCACCAGCCATAGGCGTAGGTTGACGCTGATCTAACGTAGCCATCTGACCTGTTTGAGGGTTTGTGTATGCGTCAGAGAAGTTGCGGTTACCAAACTCGCTGGCTTTAATTGGCGTTAAAGACTTGTATGTCTGGGTGAAGGGGTCGTATAACTTCTGACGAATGTATGCGGGGTTAGTGTCCACCGGCATCTTGGTCGTTGTTGGAACCATAGCCCCTGCCATGATAGGTGCGGCTGCGGCTGCAATATTGCCAAGATTTTGTTTAGCAAAAGCACCCATAGCACTTGGGGTAGACGTTACAGCGTTAAACCCTGAAGATACTGCTTGTCCCGTATTTGCCATTGCAGATTTGGTGGCGTCTGCTGCGGCTTGATTTAACACACCCTGTTTTGTTAACTCGGTATTAGCCATCTCCGCTGCAATTTGATCTGCGCTTAAAGACCCCATAGCGCTTTGTTGTGCAGCACCTACACCAGCCCCCATAAGACCTTCAGCCAAGCCCGCCCCACCATACGCACCCAACCCGGCCATGAGTCCGCGAGACAGACTGCCGGTAGCCAAGGTAGTCAACCCGCCCGTAACTAAACCCGCCGTGCCAGCGCTTAAGCCCAAGCCCGCAATACCAAAAGCTCCGGGGCCTAAGAAAGCGCCAAGGGCGATAGGGGCAACTGCTTTGAACAAATCAGAAAGGAAGCCAGCTTCGGGTAAACCCGTAGTAGGATTGATGGTCAACGAACGACCATTGGCTTCGGCAAAAGCTTGTAAACGCTGGACTTCGTCCGGCGTCATGTGTACAAGTAAAGAGTCGTCACCGCGACCGTTGGCGGCTACCTGTTCGGCAAACTTATGCAGGCTCATTTTTGCCTCTCAAAATGGGGGTTGTTGGATAATATCATGTTGACGTCTTTATGCGAAGCATTTGACTGGTATCCTGTACACCATCTTGTGTATCTCGGTACACATCGCCAAGCCTCAAGTTAGGCAAGTCGGCATCAGTGGGCAGTGTGGCAAGGTTTAAGTTCAGCGTTGTCCCGCCCATATCACCGGGGTTGGACAGTTGATTAAAGTACAGGCGCAGGACGTTGTTCAGTTGGCTGAAGTAGCGGCTTTCGTACTCTCTTGGAGCCAGTGGCAAGCTTGGTGGGGTTGCGTTTAGTTCAGCCATTACCTACGTCCATCAGCTCTGATGTCAATTCTTGGCGCACCAAGCTGCCACTGTGTATTCAACTGATTTGAGTCAATCTTAAATATCATCTGACGACCGCGCATACGGGTCATTATCTGGCCTGTAAATTGTTCTGTAATAACGTACGTACTGCTCTTGGCCACAGGTTGTGTGGCTGTGCTTGTCACGCCAGAGCCTGAGTTTGCCAAGCCAAACAGCGTCATGTTGACTGAGGCAGGTGCGCCCGCAGGTGTGTTTGTAGAGTCGCTAAAGGTCAGATCAGGAAGGACGCGCCAAACAAAACCAAAATTGTGTCCGTCACCAATGTCAAACTCTGAGGATGAAATGTAAGCGTTAATGGCTGTAGCGGTGCCGGTTGTGTTGTCATTTAAGCCAGTCTCGTGGTTAATCAAGTTGCCTGTGAGCGTGTCAGTAAAATAGTTTGCCGCAATAGGAACAGACTGTAGACCAGAGTCAAGCCAAGCCGTACGTGACAAAGTGCCGTAGTACCAGATTTTCTCAACGTAATTGTAGATAACGTACTTGTCAATATTTGTACTGTTAGCCGAGCAGTAGAACCACCAGACCTCGTTGAAGCCCTCGTTGGTGCCAGCAAATACTTGCAGTGCCTGCTCTTGGTTAAGGTCACTAAACACAAAACGGCGCAGGTCACAGTTAAGCGTTTGCACACGACCATCGTAGGAGTAGAACTTATCTACGCCCATCCAATACACAATACCTGAAGCGACTACAGCCGAGTTAGGACTCATGATTGAGACGTTGTCACCAAGCAGTTGTGGTGCCCATACGAAAGGGGGCCCAAGGTATTGCAAAGAATACACAGCCGAGTCGGTAAACACAACGATTTCTTGACGAGTTTGAACAGTTGTGATGATTTCTGAGCCGTGAGATATACGTATAAACCCTGCTTGGTTTGTAGGATCGGGTGTCCAATTAAAAATATCGTCTTGCGATGACCAGCGAATCAACATGGGGTCAAGTGTGGCCGAACCATAGTCGTTAGCACCAAACGTAATTACAAAACGTGATGTGTCAGAAACAACTATGTTGTTCTGAACTGTCGGCACGTCCACAATCAAAGACACAAACACCCCTGTGCCTGTGGAGGCAGTGTTGACCGGCGCGCCTGCGCCATCAAGTAATTTAAATGTTAACCCGTTTACTTCAAACACATAGTACGTAGTTGCCGCAGCTATGCCGGTGGGCAGGGATGAAGTAGCCGCAAACTGAAGGGCCGCGCCTTCTGTAAAGAGAATGTTTGATGTTGAAGTCACCACAGTCGGCGAAGCGTTTGTAAACGTTACATTGCCGCCCAAGGAATTAAGCAACACGCCACGGGTATTTACGGTGTCGTTTGCTTCCCAGTAGTAAATAGCGCCTGTGCGGGGGCCATACACTAAATCTTGGCCGTAATTATCTTGGTTCCACAAGCGAAGCGCAGATGTGGATGTAAGGCCGTAGCCCCATGTACCCACCGTTGAAGGGGGCGCAACAGGAGGAGGACTACCCCAAGCACCAGCGCCCCAACCTACAAGCGGAACAGGAATTGCAGGGCCGACATTGATTTGATATGCCGCTACAACAGAAGCACCACCACCCGGGGAAACGTCCGAACCGTTGGCTATAGCAGAGGCTGTAAAGATGTAACTGTTAGCGTCAATGACATTTAAGATTTGATACTCAGCGTTTAACACTGTAGCCGTAATATTTCCACCAAGGCTAACAGCGCCACTGAACGTAACAAAATCTCCCGTCAGTGCGCCATGCGATGTGTCTGTAACGGTGATTACGGCAGAGCCATTTGTAGCTGCAAAAGGGTTGTTGTTGATTGTGACTGTCTCACGAATCGGTGTGATGTCGTAATAAAGCCCGCCTTGGTTGATGTAGAACTTAAGGTTTGTGCCAACACCAATCAGATTATTGCCAAGTAACGTTACCCAATTCCACAAAGAACGGCATATGCCAAGATAGTAAGCCGCAGAAAAAGGCTGCCAACCACCAATTTTTTCAGGATTGCCTTGACGAAAGCGTACCTTGTCGGCCTCGTACCAGCCGCCTTCCGTGGTGTACCGCGTGTTTTCTTTGTTGACACCCGGCTTGAACAGTATTTTTTGTAATGGCATCAGCAGTCCTAGGATAGAAACAGTGCTTTTTCAGCGTCCCTGCGCTTTTTTAGCCCTAGGAGAATTTTACCCCCTGCCATGCAGTACAGCAAGAGGGCATCGGCTGCGCCTTCCCAATCACCACGATTGATTTTCATCCGAATAGAAGAACGCTGAAAAGCCCCCACTCCGGCGTTGAAGGCAAAGCTGACACACGCGTCGAAAGCGCCTTGACGACCAGATAAAGCGGGAGCAAGTCGTAGAACACCACGTTCAGTAGGGCCGACGTCATCCTCGAATAATTTCTCGATCTCTTCTTTAGTCCAGACACGGTTGTCCTCCGGTTTCAATGGCATTTCTTTGCGGATCATGGGTGTTTCTTTGCCCTCTACCCTGACTACGGGCAGACGGATTTGTTCTTGGTACAGAACATGGCCGTAACCAATTGTCCAAATGTGGGCCGGGCAGAGGTACGGCTTAGTACGATACCCCTCCCACTGGTGCATCAAATCAGCGCCAGCTTTGCCCAATTTCATTTCTTGCTCCAGCTACGTGAGCCAAACCAGAAACCAATAATGCCTCCAAGCATTGCCATCTCATCTGTGCTGAACAGAATATCAGTCAAACGAACTAAGTCATCCATGCTTGTAACCAAAGCGGGGCGACTGTAGATGTAGTAAGCCATCCAAGCATTGATAGCGCAGAGTTCCAACACAAAGATGTAAGTAACCATTGGGCGCACAGTGCCTACAAAGTTGACCACCCAGCGGCTGGCTTCTTCCATAATCTTCTTGTCATGGTCATAGGCCGCCACAGTCATCTGCGCGTCTGTTTCCATAGCAATCTGGTCGGTGCGAATCTCTTCTATCTGGGCTTGGGCTGCATAGCCTTGAGCCAGCATCTGAAGCTGTAGCTCCATCTGGACACGGGCAAGGGCTAACTCATGTTTCTGGTCAGCTTTGTTTTGAAAGAAGTCTAGTAGCTTGGGTAAGCCTGATATGAGTAAACCGCCAAGGGTTGATATAAGTGAAAGCATCGTTAGTCCTTACAAGTTTTTGATTTGTCGTCATTTTGCATGAGTTTGATACCAGACAGGAACCCAATCATGCCGCCGATAAGAGTAGAAAAAGCGGGTGAAATCATTTTGAAAATTTCGGCGTTGTCCACTTCCTTGGCCCACAGACCCAACATAAAGCTGACCACCATGGCCAACACGGAGATACATAGGGTTGTGCTTACCATAAGCGTGACCCACAGCGTCAGCTTTTCCTTTGTTTCTATCTGAGGTTTCTTGACCTGTCTGGGTATCGGCTTTCTGGTCATACAAGTTTGTCAATCTCGCGTTTAAGGTTTGTGATGTCAATGTTTATCGTAATCTGTCGCATCCTGTATTCATAAATCTCGTACTCGTACTGATGGAACTTCTTTACCTGCTGGTCAATCTGTACCTGTACCGCACGTTCTGCATCTAGCTTTTCTACCCGTTTGGCAAACGCTTCTGTCTGCACACTGGTTTGAGGCTGGACAATCGGATACCACTTGTCGTAGCTGATCTTCATTTCTTCTCTCGCTCAAGCGCATCTTTGTACCCATGAATGACTTTAGTTCTGAGTTCTGCTGAATCCGCCGCGCCAGCCCATTCTGATAAATTGTTCCACATCACCACATAATCTTGAGATCGACAGTGCTGTGCGTTGTTTGTTAGCCACATAGACATCTGCTGATGGCGTTCTGATGGGTTGTGG